ATGTTAGTTATAGCCCGTCATAACGGGTTTGAATATATCCTTGCAACTGTTGATTCGACTGAAGCAGCACTTCCGGAAGATCATTTTCCGGATGATGCCCCGGAAGATACTCCGGAAGTAGAAGAATCTACACAGGTGGTAGACGATACCCAGCCGGAACAGTCGCAGGATATGACATATAGTTTTGTAGTGTTATTTGCTCTCGGGATAATCGCAGGACTTTTGTTCTTTTCGATTCTTTCCCGGAAGTGGGATTGAGAGGTGCGTATGATTTTTTCAGATTATCTTTTCGGCAGTTATGTAGGTTCTCTCTTGGTTGGAATAGCACTTGGTTTTACATTGGGCTTTATCGCATGGGCGATTGGCTACGTGATTTTCGCGTTAACTAAATTTTTTAAGATGGCATAGACCATCAGAAAGGAGTGTCTTATGACAACAATTTTAGCAACAGCACCAACAATGGATCTTTCTGGCATCCAGACAGCAATGACAAGTGCTTTTAAGCAGGTGCAGACAGGTGCATCTGATATGATTACCGCTGCAGTCCCTTTTGCGTTGGTTATCATTGGAACTGTTCTGGCTGTTACGGTCGGAATTAAAGTCTTTAAGAAGTTGACCGCTCAGGCTTAGCCTTTCGGTCTCGGTGTTTTTTGGTTTGCAAATTAAAATAGTATCACTCATGAGAGGGTAAGGGTTCGAGCCCTTGCCCTTTTTTGTATCTCATTGTTTTAACGCTGCGGCGCTGATCCGGATGATCTGCAGAAAGACTTGAGATACATGGAAAGGGAATATCCATGACTAGATTCAGAAAAAGGAAAAAAATTGATTTTCGTAAGTTCATAAACCGCTTCCAGCGTGTCCGGAAGTTCTGCCGCATGCATACCCTTCCTGTACTGGTTGCGGTTGGTATTATGGTATCTGTTATTTTTGCCAGCTACCAGAACGCTTATGCTACTGGGCTTGAGGAATATTTTTACTATACATATTTTGATCTTATGAGCGGACTTTTTGCGGAAACTGGAATGGATTTTGGTTTGAAAGATGATTATTACACAAAGTCTGACCGTGTATCTGGTAAACAGGTATGGGATAACTTCTGTACATGGGTGGAAAATAAAGCAAAGGTTGCCGCGCTTCCTGTCGAGGTAGTCAATAAAACTGTTTTTGATGAATTGAAAAATCTTCCTAATACGGTTACAAGTGCCGGGGCAAAAATGTCGGAAAAGCTGTCGGAGTTGTTGGCTAAGGTTCTGCCAACTTTTGCGTCTGATACAGGTAAGCCAGTTAACCAATTTGATACATCATCTATAAAATCTGTTTATAACCAACTTTTAACATTGACAGATGCATCATCTGATTTTGAAGATATTGACTATTTGGAATCGGTTGCTCAATCTGTATTTTCCGGTTCGGTTTTGAATATCGCTATTGATTCAGCGGGGCGATATATAGTTTTTTGCGATTCTTCAAATCTTTATTTGTCTAAATCTGGTTATATTTATGTTTTAGATTCTAAGGGTAATGAAGTTTTGCCGGGTTTTTCTCAAGTTTGGGTTCAGCCTTATAGTAAGTCTTGTCATAAATATTCTGGTTGTATATATGGTGTAACATCTTGGATTGTTAAAGGCGGTGCTTTTGTTGGTGCTGATGGTGCGTCTTTAAATAACTATGCTAAAGTTAAAACCGTGGATGATAACACGGTATATGTTCCGGGTGTCGGCTATAAGACCAACTGGGATATATGGAAAGATATTGTAAATGATAAAGCAACAACAGACGCGGAAGAAGATGCGTGGAATACTCGTTATAACTTAGATAATGATAACAAGGACGATAAGGAAAAAAAGAAGAAAGACAATAATAAAGACAAACTTCCGGTTGCTATTCCTATTATTCCATTTAAAAAGCCGGATTCTACGGAGAAAGACACTGAAAAAGATACCGAATCTGATGTTCCGGGGAAAGATCCTGATCCATCTAAAAATCCAATGATTAACCCTGACACCGGGCATTATATTGATCCAGATACCGGATATGATATTGATCCCGACACTGGTAAACTTATTGATCCCGACACTGGTAAACTTATTGACCCTAATATTCCATCTACTGCAGATAAAGCCGGAAACTGGAAGCGGCTTTTTCCGTTCTGCATTCCTTGGGACATGATGGAGCTGATTAAGTCCCTGCAAGCGGATAAAAAAGCTCCTGTGTTTGAGTTTAAGTATACTTTTAAAGCTGTCAATTATACCTGGGTGGTTAGAGTCGATATGTCCGATTACTGGAAGTATATTAAAATATTTCGTTGGGGAATGACTATTTTTTTTATCATCGGCTTATTTTTCTTAACTGTTAAATTTACAACATTTGTTCAACGCATGGGTGGTTAGGGGGTGTTTTTATGTCTGTATCTATGCTTAGACCTTTTTTCATATCTGTAGCAGGTGTCGTTGTGATCGTTCTAGTTGGTTTTCTTTGTGGCATCCTTCCGGAAAGTCCTTTCCTTGCTTTTATTCAGGCGGAGGAAGTTAATGACTATTTATCTGCTATCAATTACTTCGTACCTGTGGATGCATTCGTAACGATAGGCAGCGCATGGCTTCTTGCTGTGGTTCCTTGGGTAGTGTCGCAGTTTGCTATTTCCGGTGTGAAGATTCTTGGTGAATGGATTCCATTCACTTAAATAGATTGTATCTCAATTTCTTTTCCTGGCTTTATTGCTGCAGAAAGATTTGAGATACAGAAAGGGGAAAATATGATTTCTTTATATAGTGGGACTCCGGGTGCTGGGAAGTCCCTGCACCTTGCATCCCGGCTCCTTAATTGGATGAAATATAAAAACGCGCCAATCATTGGAAATTTTCAAACGGATTTTAGTTGTATCCAGAACCCGAAAGGTCATTATCTGTACATAGATAACTCCGATCTGACGGTTGATCGGCTTATTAACTTTTCAAAAAACTATTCCGAGTATGTCGGGCGCAGGGTGAAAGAAGGAGAAATCCTGCTGGTTATAGATGAATGCCAGATTATGTTTAATGCCCGGGATTGGGGACAGAAAAACCGCGCTGCTTGGTGTGCATTTTTCACCCAGCACCGGAAATTGGGTTATGAAGTTATCCTTGTCGCGCAGTTTGACCGGATGCTTGACCGTCAGATCCGCTCCCTGATCGAGTATGAATGGATTCACAGGAAGGTTTCTAATTTTGGTGTGGCCGGTAAGATCTTTTCTCTGCTCTTTGGTGGTAAACTCTTCGTGGCTGTGAAAGTCTGGTACCCGATGAAGCAAAAGGTCGGATCTGAGTTTTTTATGTTCAAGAAACGTTATAGTGGGATCTATGATACTTATGCTCTTTTCTCCGCACCAGATCAGAAACAGTTGTCTTGATTTATTTTGTGTATCTCATTTTTCCGGCAGTTTCCGGCACCAGGAAAATTTTTTGAGATACATATGAGGACCGGCACGCCCCGGGTAAGCTGTGACGCGGGGGATTGAGGGGAACCCGCGGCGCGGCTTGCCCGGGGTGTGACCACGGGGCTGTAATACGTGGTCTGAAAAACACTCAATCAAAATCCTAAAACCCGCTACGATACTGCATTTGAGACTGATTTTGTCATTTCGTAGAATCGCGATTCTACGAAAAAATATTTTTATATGGAAGGTGGTAGTTTGCTCGATAAATTATATATCAAAAATTCTTTCGTTTTTCAGGAGTTCGACGAAGTCGAAAACAACTACTGGTTTGACTTTAAACAAAAAAAATTTCTGCATAACATTGATACATTTTATTATTCCGTCAAATTTAAACAAGATTTTACCGCAGGATCGAAAGATCTTAAGGTAAAGCACTTTCGCAAGCGGTTTGAATTACTGGGTATGGAATGGGAACGTTTAAATGATTACTCGTCAGGTGTGTCATTTTACTTCGATGGTTTACCCGGTACACTAAATTATAAACCTTTTCGGTACGCTGGATTTTACAATGTGATGCTTGAGTGTCCTGAGCTGTTTGATATCTTTTTAGCTCCAAAAGTTCCGCGGTCACAGGATAACGGTGAGTCCGTAACCTGTGAATGTGTTGTTCAGATCCGGTCATATATGCTTTGGATGTATGGTGTAAAACTTGCTTATGAACGCTCTTTTGAATATGTACAGGCTATAGCGGATTATTTTGGATTGGATATCCAATTCACTCAGGAGAATCGAATTGATTATTGTTGGCATTCCAATTACTTAAAAAATCCGGAAAAGTTCTTTACTCCGGAAAACTTCTACAAGATGCGGGTTGATCGTTTTCGTGATGCTCTCCTGCACACCAGTAAAAAGGGGTCTGAGGATTATGAAATAGACTACTTAGCACTTGGAAAGCGTTCTCAAAAGGTTTTTATTAGAATCTACTTGAAATCTAAGGAAGTGGTTGAAAAAGGTTACAAGCCTTGGTTTTTTAAAGTGTGGTTGTTTAATGGTTTGATTAATCGTTATGATCTGTACTGCTATGAATATGCTTTCTTAAAACATAGTTGGAAAGCTTTAGATTATGGTCGCTTGCAGTATTACGCGAAATTTGGTAGACAGAAACACTATGTTGAGAAATGCCGCCGGATTTTGGCAAATGAAGAGGATATATCTACAGACGATTTGCACAAACTTGCTGATCTTCTTACTCCGCCTGTGAATTTGATTATGAATGTTGAGTTTCAGACGATGCGCAGGCATACAAAAACATATGAGCTGATTCCTTTTTTTGATTATTCGAACGACTTGACCAGTCGCAGGATTTATGATTTTTTAGATAACCGGAAATTGATCTGTGATTATTTGACCAGTAAAGTTTTTCGTCTGGTAGAATTATATGAACCCGGAAAAAATAATAAAGTAAAATCGCGCCGCGATTATTGCGCATTTTGGAAAGCTCTTCGTAATTGTAAAATTACAGATTCGTTTGTGCCGCCGGAAGATCAAGCGCTTGTGCGGACATATACCAGAAAAATGAATAGTGAAGTTGTAAAAGCTCGGGCTGTAAAGGCTGCTATTACATACGGAATTTACACACGCGGAATCAATGAAGAATCACCTTTGCGAGATTGCTTTGAAGCTCTCTGTATGATGAATGATAATGATGTGCAAGATGCAATTCGTTTTAAAGAGAAAAAAATCCGCCAATTCAATTCCGATGAATTAGCGGATACGATGGAAAACGCGGTTAAGCGTTCCAGCAATTTGATGTTTATTGATAAAGATACCGGAGATATAATTTTCTCCTAATCTTGTTATAACATGGAAAAACCGAAATGTAAAGGTGAATGTTGCAAGGTTATGTTTTATCTCCAGATAAGGAGGGTTTTTATGAATGTTCAAATGGCTTTTAATTTGTTTTTGGTCGATCATGAGTCCTACTGCTCTGAACAGTCTATTGTATATTATCGGTTTAATGTGCAGAAATTTGTTGATTTTCTGTCAGATCGGATTGGATCAGCATCCGATCTGATCGAGTGTGATGTAATTTCTCGGGAGTTGGTGCTTGCATATCTTTCCCAGCTCCGGGGGACAGGATGTAAAAATACTTCTATCAATACTTATTTCAGAGCAGCAAAGGTGTTTTTAAACTATTGCATTGATGAAGGGTATTGTTCTGCTGATGTTCTCCGGAAAGTAAAATTTCTGAAAAAAGACAATGCTCCGGTGCTACCTCTTACGCAATGGGAAGTTGATGAAATTGACGGTTGTTATAATGATAAAACAGAATCCGGACTTCGTAACCTTTGCATTATCCATTTAATGCTGGATGCTGGTTTCCGTCTCGGTGATGTGGTGTCTCTGACATTTAAGGGAATCAATTTCAAACTCAATTACCTGACGATTAAAGGTAAAGGGGATAAATTCCGGACAGTGTTCCTGTGTCCGAAGTTGAAACGGATGCTTTACCATTATTTGATCAAATATCGGGCTTACACACCGGAAGATGATTTTCCGGTGTTTGCTCAGGTTGGAACAGCTGAACCGATAACAGAAACGTCTGTGAAAATGGTTTTTGCCAGATTAAAAAAGAGAGCCAGTATAGATCGGCTGCATCCGCACCTGCTCCGACACACATTTGCAACGTCTTTTATTATTGGCGGTGGCAATTTGGAATTTTTGCGCATGATGTTGGGACATAGTGATTATGCAACAACTAAAATGTATTTACATCTCGCCCAACAAGCTAAGATGTTGCACAGCGATATATACAGATTAGATCCAGTATTTTTTCAGGCTGGGTATTAAGGAGGAATTATGGATATAAAAGAATTTACTATAACATTGGATGAATATGTAGTCGTTGATCCTGTGGATGGTTTTTGCTACTTCTGGTCAAAGTCAGAATTTGAAGCAAATCTTTTTTATAAGGTCAATTGTTCGCTTCGCGCTTCTTTGATTCATGTGTAATGTATCTCAATATTAAATGGCTGCGGCGCTGATCAGGAAAACCGGCTTTGATTTGTGAGATACATTTTGAAATGTATTACAATTTCTTTTCCTGGCTCCGGTTGCTGCAGAAAAATTGAGATACAACGAAAAAGGACTTCCATCTCTGGAAGTCCTTACTTTTTATTTATATTAAAACATATAATAAAAAGTTCTTAGTGAGACACGGGGGATTCGAACCCCCGACAACTTGATTAAAAGTCAAGTGCTCTACCAACTGTAAGCAACTCCCTTGTAATCAAGAAACTCATATAACTTTCTTACTTATAATTCGCATAACTATCTGCGACTTAACCTATATTACACTACCAGAAAGTGAATGTCAACTACAATTTTGTATATTTTACAAATACATCACATCCAAAAGAATATACCCTTTTTCCTTTTGAAGTGTTTATTGTAAATTTAGTATCATTATCAACCCAGCAATTTAGTGTTCTCTGTACGATATTTTCATTAGCACTTGTCACACTTGATACCGTATCAGTAATGTCTATAGTATTACCAGTTATTACACGAGTACCACTTTTCCATAATGGAGTCACTGAGACAATGGTTTCCGCAAATTTGTTTTGTTCTTTGTATGATGAGAAAATTATACTTGATGATGGTTGCGAACTTGAACCATTTATATGAAACACTTTAAGATAAATCGGCTTGCCATCTACCCATGTTTCACCTGTGGCAATCTCAGTATCATAAGCATATGTAATTGCTGAACCACCACCAGAAGAACCACCACTAGTACCATCTTTACCATCCTTGCCATTAAGGACGTTGAAACTCTGTGTGCCATTAGCATCAGTAATAGCAACTGTATGTCCATTAGTTGTCTCAGTAACAGAAACAGTAGGAGATACACCATCTGTACCTTTAGTTCCGTCTTTGCCCTTTTCTCCACGTACATTGCCAAGATTATGAACTGTTCCATCAGTCAGCGTAATGATAAGTTCATAGTTTACCAATTTAATAGAAGAAACTCCAACACCTGTATCACCTTTGTCACCTTTTGTACCAGTGCCACCACTAGGCAGATTAGCAAGTAACTGATCTGTTTCTTCCTTAGTATAGTAATTAGTAAGGTCTACTGTTCCACCGCCAGTAAACTTATTATCTACATAAGATTTTAATTTAGTGGCAAGATACTTACCACCTTCTCTATCTAAATATTCCATTTAAACTCCTTTCTAAAACCATGAATCAATCTCTGAGTTAGGAATAGATGAAATATTACCGTCTACATTCTGTCTAGGTGGTTGAGCATTACCATCTGTATACATCAGAGAGAAACAAGAATAATCTTCCTCTGGTTCAGGAATGGCTGCAATCTTATCTTTCACCTGTTGTATTCTTGCTTCTAAGAACTCATACGCTTGTCCAATGTTTGAGAACTCTGTACTGATACCTGTCATTAAATCTATGTCATTTGTAACGGCTTCAAGTATATCAACAACAGTGAACAGTAATGACTTCTGCATTGTTGATTTATCATATTCATCTGTTGGAGTTAATGAGTTCTCTGTGAGGAACTGAATGTACTGCTCATCAGAGAAATACTGTTGATTTGATAACTCCATCTTTAATCTGTCTAATACTTTCATGTGTGTCTCCTTTCTTTATTTTAATGCAATAAAAAAGGACTACCTTGGTTTAAGGTAGACCTCTCTTTTAATAATCAATTATTTTCTTATTTCAATATTACTAATCAGTCCCAATCGCTGTATTTTTTTTCGCCTTGTTTATCTTTCCAATTATTGAAATTTTCAACAGCATCATGTTCTTGTTTTGTCATGTCTTCATTATTATAGTATTTATCAAGACCACTATTTAAAGTATCTCTATACTCATCATCACTGGAACATGCCGTAAATAAGCCCATCATTCCTACACAAGTTAATGTAAGAACAATTCCTTTGATAAATTTCTTTCTCATAAAAACAGCCCCTTTCAAATCACTGTACTAATTTCCTAGATGTTATATAAATTGTATCATTAACTGTAGGCATTTTCAATAAAAATTTCTGTAATATAGAAATTCATTTCACCAATATGGAAACGCTAATTGATACACTATCAGTGAAAGTAGGTGATACAGTTGGTGAATATGGGAGAAAAATTACGCTCTCTCAGAACTGAGAAGAAATTAACTCAAAAGCAAGTAGCAGATAGAATAGGATTAGCCATAAGTGCTGTATCTTCCTATGAATCAGGCAGTCGTTATCCTTCATATGAAGCATTGATAAAGTTGGCTCGTATATTCCATGTATCTACAGATTATCTCTTAGGAATTACTGATAAAAGAAATGTAGATGTAACTGGTCTTGATGATGAATCGGTGGAACTGGTTTCACAGTTAGTAGATAAATTGAGAAAGTAAGGTGTCCTGATGTTGGACATCTTATTTTTTACTCACCACAATTTTGTGGGAAGTTTTGGCAAAGTAAAAATTTTTTCTTTTGGCTCAAAAGGATGCGTCCATTTGGACACAAGGTTGCTATATCTGAATGAACCTTGCATAAGGTGAGGTTCTGGATGTACCTCTCCTATGGTGCTTCCGATTTATTCGTAACCACCTCATTTTGCTCTGTGGGGATTTTTCTGATTAAGGAAAAAATTTTTTGAAGTCAAGGGGTAACGCAAAAAATTCACAAAAATTTAACATTTGAATTGTCTGACAATAAGCCGAATTGTTTTGAAGTTTTTTCAGAAATTCACAAATCTTTAAATAAATTTGCTCTGAATTGCTCCGTCACTTTGTACAAAAATAACACTGTATTTTCTCCGTATTGCACAATGAACATCCATTCACCCCTTTGTACATATTGCACAATGGATTCGTACAGCCACATTATCGGCTCTATCACCCTACATCTGGTCACATTTAACCCCAAAATCGGCTCAAATCACCCCTAAAACGCTCACTTGATTGATAGTCAAGTGAATGTAAGCCAAGGAAATTTCGGTTTCTTCTGATTATATCCCCATCTGATACCCCATAATCCCACGGAAAAATGTGGAAATACCGTAGCACCAGTTTTGAACAGTGTACAATACTACACTATTATCCACTCTTTTCTGCCTAATGGATATGGAATTGCGCCTGATGTATCTACAATTCAAATTACTTTAGCACAGTACAGTGTCATATCGCAAATCAGACCGAATTTATTGTTGGATTTGTCAATTTGTCCAGTTTTGATGCGTTTAGCCACTAAACCTAGTGGTCTGTAAAGCAAAAATGCGTCTATATATAGTGTGCATATTTATGTTGAAATACCACATATAGACGCTAATTTAACTTCACTCGTGAAACATTCCGTGAAACATTTATTTAATCTCTACTTCTTTACTAGGATTATCAACCTTCTGTGAAACATTTTCACCACTCAAACGCTTCTTTTCAACCTCTACATCACTGACATATTCGGTCTTTTCCATAATTGTTTCCTTACTAATTGCTCCCATCTCTTGAAGTGTTTTCAGATTAGCAATCATTTCAGTAGATGCAACAGGCATAGCCACATTGTAAATGACTTCTACATCACTATCCACCTTAATTCCCTGCATACCAAGTATCTTTTTGAACATCTCAAATCGTTTCTGGAATCCAATATTGAGCCATTTCTTATTCTCATCAGCATACACACTTGCCATCATCAGTAAGATTTGCATACTAACTTCTGAGATATTCGCAATATTAGTGCTAGAACCTAATACAGATGGCATACAAGCCACATCATTAAGGAACTGCTTCATATTATCCAGATACAACTTGATTGAGTTATAATCCAATGAGCAATTAGCATACTTGAAATCTCCCACATCAAGGTTCATTACATAACCAACTGCATCCGCAGGAATAGAACTCTCTATACGCTGTCCAATAGCCACAGGCATAGGATTCATTACATTCACATAGATACTGTCACTCATCTTAGCCATAACATCTTCTAATGCGTCCATAATCGGCTTAATATCATTCAGTAAAGCCACACCGAAGTTATAATCCTCATCATTGAAATTATGATAATGGATAGGCAGACCAACACTGTTATCTGTTGATGTTAAACGCATTTCTCCCCCCTCATTGTCCCAATGTTCAACATAGGTAGGATAATATACATTCCAGAATGAAATAGCCGTATATGCGTCTGTCCAATGCTCTATAAAGGCAATATACTCACCCATATCGTCATATACAGGATAACTGCAAGCATTATCAAGCACCTTACTCTTAATCGTTCCATTGTCCACATAGATTGCTTCATATGCGTCACCAAACTTATTTACACGGTCTATAATCTCATAGTCAACAGTAGCATACTGTCCTAACTTATAGATGTCATTAAATGTATTCAGCGTATGTTCATCATTGCAGGATAAAGCAGTCGGATGTCCTAATAAAAATGTATTATGGAACTTAATAACGGTCTTAGCATAGTTAATCACTGTTTTATTAACAACTAATGTCTTGCCCTTATATTGGCTGTCCTGACGCAATAAAACCTTATGTCTGCCACTTAAATAATCTCTATTGGCAATAACATTACTTATCCTCTGTGCATGGCTGCCCTGAATGATTTCCTCTTCAAACCACTTAGGATCATTGCCATATTGTTTCTCAATATAATAATCTAATCTGTCCATTGTCTCTCCTTTCTAAAACGGATACCAGAAAGCAGATTTCATTCCTGCAATACATAACCAACAAGCACTCACAAGGTCGTCATGTGAACCCACAACGGCATTAAATGCTCCGTTATCCTCTGCAACGAATGTTTTCATCTCTTCCAGTAAATCATTGCTCTGTATGTCAATCAGCCCCTTATCGAACCACTCACGCATATCATTGACCGCAATACTCTTGGTCTTGTTGTTGGTATCAAATCCAACCTTCCAAATGGTTCTCTTGAACTCGTCATAGCACTTATATTTGTACATATTCATATATTTCTTGTCGTATCTTAATCTCTCAATACAACTGTGACCGCCTGATGCTTTCTCCACCACGAGCAATCCTTTATTGTACCATCTACCCATTGCATCAATTATATCCGCAAATTCGTATGGCTTTACCTTATTGGACTTGAACTCCGCAACCTGTACACCATCCTTATCCGATACATAGATGGTAGAACTATCTCTCTTACCACCAAGACCTTCAGCAACATCACAGCCGAGAACATAGCGTATTCCCTTTTTGGGAATCTGCCACACCTTCAGATTGCGATTAGATACATGAGGTCGTAACACTTGGGGAATCCCAACTATCTTATCAAGTGATAATGGCTTGATGTTCTGCTGCACTATTGCTTGCTGTAATCTAATAACCTTATTGTTATCAAATACAGATGAACCGCTTACAATACAACTCTCTTCAAATGTGCTTGGAAATTCTTCATGGAAAGCATCTAATGAGGACTCAGATATTTTTCCTCTTCTCCATACCGCCTGTTCAGGTGTCATACCCAACTTGGCAAGAGATTTTTCTTCCTCATCATACTCATCTTCTGTGAGCATCTTACCGTTGTGTCTCGCTTTCCACGACTTGACCGCCAACTTGTACTGAGGAATGAATAAAGATGATCCATTTATGAAATTGAAAAAGAACGGCTTGAAATCATTCTCACCGTTCCTTGCTTGCATATATGTAGTTGAAAAGAGATTAAATCCTTTTGTCGTGCTTTCTATTATTACAGTTGCACTATCTGTAACTGCTTGCATAAGTGACTGCATCTGTCCTTCCTGATTCTTCCACATGGCAAACTCAGACATATGCAATACACCGTTAATAGTATCACCACGACATAAATCTTTATTTCCTGCTGTCTGACAAGATATTCTGCTACCATTCACAAAAGACAATTCCTGTCGGTTATTTGTCAACAGTTCAGGTCTGATAATGTCTGGTATAGAGTAAAACTGTTGCTTTAACTTAGCAAATACTTTATTGGTGCTCTCCTGAGAGTGCGATATAAGCACACAGGTCGTGTTAGGATGACAGATACACCTTCTCAGCGATATACTACATACAACATAAGAAATTCCAAGTTGCCTTGATTTTGAAATGACATTCTTATGGTCTAGCGATTGTAACAATGCTTTCTGCTCATCCGTAAGTTTGTATTTGCACACTTTACCAGATTTATCTACTGCCTGTATAAAGGTTTCAATCCATTCAATCTCATGTTCATCCTGCCACAGCCAGTTTAACTTCTTGGCATTGGCTAAACTAATTTCCATTGATTGTCACCCCCTCAAGCAATCTGTCAATCTCACTCTCTGTATTCTTGTCTACACTCATCTTGTCCAGAATCTTATCCATCTCATCAACATACTTTGCACTGTTCACGTCACCGCTTAATGCCTTCTTATTCATCTCCTGATAACGCTTCATAAAGTTATAACGCTTCATATACTGTAAATAGATAATCATTGCTTTCTGAACATCATCACGAATGAGCCAGTTCTGTTCTGCAAAATCTTCTGTTTTATTCCCACCGCTTTTACTTCTAAAGTTAGCATCTGATTTACAGAGTTCATCCCAACTGATTCTTTTGTTCGGATCAGAGTAATACCAACAAAGATATGACGCAAGATAATTAGGAACAACCTCTGTTAATGCTTGCATAATTGTCTTTTCCTTAGTCATTAGTATTCACCTTCCTTTAATCCAATCCCACTTGCAATCATTTCACGTTCAGTTCTGAGTTCATAACTCATACTTTTAATCAATTCCTGCTCTCTTAATTTCAAGAGAGATAAATAATTCTTTGCTTTATCCAACTCAGCATTATCAATAGATTCTGCAACCTTGCCATATGCTTTCATATAATCCTTTGTGTCCACGAAATAAGTTAATTCTTCAAATGTTTTCATTTTATGTTCCTCACTTTCTAAAACTATTCTGCACTCCAATTGGAGTGCAATAAAAAAGGATGCCTATGCAATAGACACCCTATCAAATAATCTGTTTTCTTCTTCCGTTAATCCATCAGTGTTTCCATTTCGGGAAACGTCATCCAATAAAAAATCTTTTAATTCATTATCAAGCACCGCTAAATCAAGTGATGTTCCATCATCAAAGTCCTCGTCAAAATGTGTGAATAATAATTTCTCAATAGCCACTATATCAGTAGCATCTTCCCAAGAGTCATAAGTCGTATGAACATTTCCATATTTATCTTTCCACTTCTTATTGAGTAATTCCCGGCGACTCACTCTGCGAATAACATTTGTAACGGCTGTTGCAAGACCATCTTTATCACAGTCCTGATTGATTGTATCTTCTATCATATCAATTTCGATTGCACGATAATATGATTGAATACTATGTTCATCATCTACATGACAACTATATTTATATTCTTCATCAATACGCACGTTGAGAATATCCCACACAGGAATATCATTCAAATCATTATTCATAAAATCATCAAACTGTTCCTTAATCTCTGGCTTTCTATAAACACACATAAGTAGTTGCCTACCTGCCATTTTCCGACTGAGATTGTAAGCATCATTGAGTTCATTACAATTCTTCTCTTCAAGACCATGTACTGTATCATTCAACTCATCTGTGAATATATATCCCATACAGCCACGCTTATTCATCTTGTAATAGAACTCATAACCATCCATGTACTCGACTAAATTTTTCTTAGCCATGACCTCTAATGATTTTAAGAATATATCCTTTGTATTCTTTCTAATAATCCCCATGTACTCACGAAATAATCTCGGCTTGGAGATATGATACTCAGCACAAAATGGTGCTAACTCTTCATCTGAGCCAAACTGTTCAACATATATATCCTTGTCCATTAAATCAAGACCTGCACTGCCACAGAACCAATGAGTTAATGTCATGTCAGTACCAACATTAAATTCTTTTTCGCTTGCTATACGAAGAAGATAATCCATCATAGGTGTAATATTCTTATTATTATTACTACCACCATTATTCTGAACTGATGGCTCGACCAAATCTTTCAACTGCTTTGTAAAGATATATGACTTCTTCTCCTTGTGGGTTTTCTTATTCATAGGATGATAAAATTCAAATGATGATTCTATCTCTTTGATTTGTGCTTTCTTAGAATTTCCTGTAGTCACTTTCCAACCAATCGCTTCGCAAATCTGCGAATATGTATACTCTGTATTTAATATAATTTCCTTCATTTAATAATCTCCTTCAAGTTAATATTTCATTTTGTTTTCGTTGTTCAGCCAACGAGTAAATAATGGATTGCTTTCGTCTTTATCAAACTCCCAAACCCATTTACCTCTACTGAAATAAATATCTAATGGCTTTAATCCATTCTCAAAATAAAAACCTGCTTGTACTGGATTGATAATTTTTACTGTCTTCATTCTTTAATTCTCCTTTTTGTGTTTTGTTTGACATATTTATTAGTGAGTGCTTACGCCCTCACTTTTGTCACATTTTGATTTTCCATTTTTGTCCAGTCAGAAAGTACATATCTATTACTCTCTCTAATATGTGTGTTCTGAGTGGACGATTTTGGAAAGTTGTAGGTACGAGTGGCATACGCCTGTGTTGTTTTCTTCACTTGGTTCCCATTAAGAAATGTGTTTCAAAATGTAAGTTGAGATGTGATAAAACTGGACACGCAAGTGGACAGTTAATGAATATGTATCTTCCAAGTGAAAAATTGCAAACTTCTCTTTCTTACTTCAAGGAACGGATGCCCGACAGGGCAGACGATTATTCCTTTAAGTGATAAAGATAAATTTGATTCAATTTTGAGCCACTTATATATTCTCCAAAATTCCATCTTCATTCTTGAAAACGAATACACTTCTCTTATGATCTACATCCATCTTATCTGGCTTAATATCCACAAGCGTATAACCCATCTTCAATAAAGTTCTCGCTTTCTTTGCCGTGAAGATTATCACTGTATCTTTCTCTTTCATGAATCTTGTTCCCCTTTCTGTATGATTTATATACTTTCTCAAACTCTCTGTTGTTTAAGTCCTTTGTCATTTCATAAAAATATTCATTCATCTTTCTGTGTCCTTTCTTTTGTTATAGGGTGACTGTAATGTAGCCACCCACTTATATATTCTCTATTTAGTTTTCAATTAAGCCGTCTTTTTCAAGACAGAATACTTTGCTACATTTCTAAATGTAAAAGCCAGTGTGACCAATCCTCTCTCTAAATCTTTTATGGATTTCACACCGCACATATTGACCTGTTTCTGCTCAAAACTTCTCCAATGGTCATATTGTTTTGTTGGAAGAGATATATCTATTCCCAACTTCTCGCTGATTGTGGCGACATCTAACTTTGATTCAATCTGTTTTGTTTCGCTGTTGTATCTAATCTTCTGAGATAATCCATACTTGTCCATTAACTGATAAAATTCTTTAATGTCGTGACGCTTCTCTACCTCATATAATTCAGGTAAATCCAATACATCACAAAGAAAGAATCTGTTTCTCTCTTTGAATTTGGTCGAATAAAATCCTTTGAATGTGCTGTCGATACAAAGCAGCATCATCTTTCCTTCTTCTGTTTTTGGTAATGGGATATTGTATAAAGACCAAACAAGTAGAGCAGTTGATCCTGCATACTTATTTGTATAGCCATAATTAGATACGCTTGCTAAGATATTAGGATTGATACAACGAGGATTTACATGGTCGTCTATATCTTTCCTGCTGATATGATTGTCAAATGCCATTTCATTTCTACAAAACGCTACATCACACCATACTCTTGTGCGTGATTTATTTTCCTTGAAATAAGCATCTGGACTTGCATAGATATTATCGAAATCATAGAAGTATTCTACATTCCAGTTTGGATGTACACTCTGTACAACTGCAACTGTTGTGAGTGAATCAATATCATCACTCAATACTAAATCAAATTTTTCATTACTCTTATACCACTCAGGTACTTTACTTAAATATTCCACGTTCATTACGTTCACCATCTGGGCGAAATAATTCGCTCAGACAGTTAATCATAATGAAGATGAAATACTTGCGTTCTTTCTGCAAATTATTTCACCTTGCCTTTCTACCGTTTTTTGGTTACTTCCTTTGTTTTATAGTCGCCATGTCCTATTCATACATTTCCGACTTTTGTTTTTGTGATTTGTTCGCACAGATTTGTGCGTAAGATTATTTATGATTTTTATAGAAATCCATTACCTTAGAATATAGGTCTGGATATATTTTGATTTGTTCTTTCTCCCAACGACAGATAGTTGACTTGTTACATTCCGCATAATCGGCTACCACTTGTTGAGAGATTTCTAAACTTCTTCGCCATCTGCGAAATTCTTTTCCTGTCATTGTGTTCTCCCTTACATATTATGGTCTGATAAATCGTACCAAGCCCAGTCCATAATCTCTTCTGGAATCCATTCCGAACCGTCCAACCATGCTTGTGCAAGTTCTTCTGCATACTCATAAGCGTTCTCTTCTACAGTGTCCCAATCAATTAGAAGTTCTACATCTATCTCTTCTCCGAACATTGCAAGAACCTCTACTTCTTCTTCTGCACGTTCTCTTTCTTCACGGTATGCTTGGGTGTATGGGTTAGAATATCCATCTAGGGATTGATACCGACAACCTTCATCAGCAAGTCCCCATTCTTCTATCATATCGTCTACAGATGAATGAGCATCTATAATACTGTTGAATCTGTCTAATCCCCATCCACCGCCTGAATAAGATTGTCCACCCGCTTCACGATAAGCACCAAGAAATGATGCGGAAGTTGCAGCAGACCTAATGGACTTACCGCCAAATATTCTACTGAACAGTCCCATTACTCATCACCTGACTTCTTCTTTTTACTGGTCTGATTTGGTCTTGGTTCTTTTGGCAGTGGCTTTCCAATGCCATAAATGCAGTTGATAAAAGCGTTATATGTTTCCTCTGATAATCTTTCTTCATTCTGTTCAACCATAATGATATATCTTCTTGATACATTGCACCAATCAGCGACTTGCTGTTGTGTCTTAGAATTATAATATCTCAGGAATTTTAACTGTTCTCCACTGAGCATTTTATCCCTCACTTTCTACAAAAAATGGGACGACCTATACACATATAAGTCACCCCATAATTATTCAAATTATTCCCAATGAAACTTTACTTTCTTTTGGTTTTCTTTTTATGTGTATTTTATTTACCTGTAGGTAATACCGTCTTAGCAACAACGATTGCTGTATCATCAGTAAGAGCCATAGCGTAAAACTGAGATAAGTAAATTGTTGTCTGTCTGAGAGATGCATCCCTTGCAGTTTCAGCGAATGGATTCTCTTTTGGAATGTAAGAGATAGCGTTCTTCTTCATTACAAGGATAAATCCCTCTGTATTTGTTGTATCATAGAGACGATCAGATAATACAACTGGAATATCAAGGAAATAACCGATAATTCCGTTTACTGCAATACCGTTACCATCCTTTGTCATTGTTCTCTCACGAGAAGTGAACATATCCATCTTGTAGAAAGATGGTGCAAAGAGAGATGAGATAACGATAGCATCAAAATCTGCACTGTCTCTGTCGTCACCGTAAAGACCGAGAATTGCAATCATCTCGTCCTGTGTTACAGTGTTCTTAGCACCTAACTTATATTTCAGTGGGGACTTTAATGCCTCTGCAATAGCATCAGTATCATATTTTCTACCCACTGCGATTGCCTGCTGCTCTGCTGCTTCATTGATAGCATTACCAAGTTCCACCTCAGAATCATAATCTGCAACTTTTACGGCTGGTGCCTGGATTGCTTTGATTGTAGCAGTTGTAGATGTCTGCTTCATCTGTGTTACATCCATAGGAGTATTGATGTCCCAATCCTTAGCATCTCCGATATACCCCCACTTAGGCATAGTTAATGTCTCACCGACTTTGCCGTGGAGTTCTCCTAAGTTTACAAGGAACTGTGCTACCTTGCATTTGCCTGTAATCTTTTCCCTGCAAAGAGTGGAATACACGTCTGGCACTATAATATTTGTATTGATTGTACTCATAAATTTTCACCATTTTAACCTTTCATATTTTCTTTAATTTCCGATACATCTGACTTAATCTCTTCAAGGTCAGATTTGTATGTATTCAATACCGTCACAAACTCAGCGTTTGTCTTTGATAATCTTTCATTAGTTTCCTGTGCATTAGCCAGAACAGTGTAAAGTTTTTCCTCACGCTTCTCTGACTGTGCTGTGAACTTCTCAAATGCTTTATAGATAAACCATCCTAAAGCAAGTACACAGACAATAGGAAAACCAACAGAAGTAATCAATGTTTGAATTGTATTTACGTCCATTAGACCACCTTTCTCATTGAATAAGTGGTCATCACCACCTATTTATTCAATGCTTGATAAAGTGAAGGATTCTCTGCATAAAGTTTTGCCCTCTCTGCATATCCCATCTTCTTAAAATCTTCCCTTGTGATTCCTTTACTGGTCTGGTGATTTGATGGTTTGTTTGATCCGTTGAGAAAGTAGTTACCGAACAATGCACCTACCTCTTCTATGGTCTTATCCATGTCCTCACCGACATTTAAGAACTGTGCTAATCCTTCTGGAAGTTCTTTCTCTTTTAATTTGCTTGCAAGCGTCATTGACTTTTCCTTATTAGCAAGTTCTTTCTCTTTACTTTCGAGAGCAGAGATTCTTTCCTCTAATGCTTTCTCTGCATCAGATTTTTCTACTGGCTTTAATCTTGCAATCTCATCATTGGCAGTTTTAAGTTTCGCACTATAATCTGTACGCACCTTATCTGTTTCTGACTGAACATATTTAGATACAAGAGCCATCTGCTCATCTGTTAAATTCAATTCTTTAATATCCATCTTTTAATCCTTTCCTGTTGCAGTCGGTACGCCCTAAATTAAATTTAGTTCGTGGGGCTGCCCCATAAAAACTTTTGATATATTTTAACGTGCCGTTTTTTCGACCGTTATAAACTGGAGGAGGAAGGGACGATAGAACACCGTCCCATAAATAAATGATTACTATGTTAGATACTAGAAATTTTGTTGCATAAAAAATTTAGAAAATCGTTGACATTGACTTTCTATCCTGCTATAATAGCATTTGTAAAAGTTTCTTATGCTTTTCCATAGGAAAGAAATTTAATGACAAGAACACCAATGTATTCATAGGATTGTTGGTGTGTTTTTTATGCCCAAAACGCAATTTTTTCCCTCCATATTACACCCATTGTAATGACCTCGGAATGCCTTATTTTACAAGGAGGAACGAAATTTAATTCGGCAATAATCGTGCAGTTTTTTTGCAAAATAAAAGGAAGTGGTTTTTATGCCACTTCCGATTTTTTATGCTTTATTCCGTATATCTCAATGTCTCCTGCTGCATCTTCTACAAGTGTTGGTGTTGTATCATCTGTCTTAACCAGTTTCTTCAATGTAGATGATTTCAGTTCCAATAATCCCTGTAAGATATAGTCCTCATATTTCTCTGCATCCTTGCTTGTAAGCAATGTGTAGAGTGTTGCTTGATTCATCTTTATCTCTGCCAAATCTTCCAAGAAGTTTTCAATGGTCTGCTTTCTCATGCGGTTGTATTCGCTTTTACCCAACTGAGTTTTCTCAACTCCTAATTTCTTATCGTCTTTGGCTCTTTGTTCGCAGAGTTCCAAGACCGCCTTAATCTTATCTTTGTCAACATCTCTTGATTTAATATCTGGCTTTCTCAGGATTTTATGCAGTGCCTTTTCTGTACCCTCAACTGTCATTGTCTTGTATGCAATCTCATCACCAATCATATCAAGTGTTGTATTATAGAAGATATATGTCTTTTTGCTGTCGTAATTTCCTTTCTTACCAAGTTCCTTAAAGAACATTGGATAACCGATTTTGCCATCTTCTTTGCTTTTGTATCGTTCTCTGATTTCTTTCAACTCATTTTTGTTATCTACAATCAGTGTTTTCTTTGCCTTATCAATTTCAAGACCTGACATTATAGATAACTGACATACATCCTTATACAATCTATCAATATAACTTTGATTCGGTTCTTCTTTATTCATCTCGTGCCACAATTTTGAGTTCAAGACCTGTGAAAGATTAACAATCTGACCTATAAGATTTTCACTGCTTTCATAATCCAACTTTGCAAGATTCTTTGCCGTGTATTCCTCTTCCTTCGGATCAGGTTCAATATCTGTTGTCGGAACTAAGAACTTGTCATAATTCTTAACGGCTGCATCAATCATTATGTCGTTGTCAACAATCATCATCTGGTCACTGTCGAAGTCCATTGAATTTGCTCTCTGTAAAACATTCTCACCTACTGAATTGATTACCATAATGTTGTCTGTCATATTGATGTAGGTTGTAACCAAATGGTTCTCAGTGTTATGTGGGAGATAAATATTTCCCATTGTGATATGTGGACTTCTGCAAGCAAGTAACTGTTTCTGTGGGAACGCTGTTGATATGATGTTTCCTTTACCAACTATTGTTGTCTCTGGCTCGTACTTTCCGATTGACTCCTGAAGCATTTCGATTGGATTTCCTAAGACCGTTGAGTAGTTACCATTAACGAGAATCCTTCCGCACTTAATATCTGCTCTGATGCTCTCAATTACATTCTTCGCAAGATGTTTGTAAAGTTTTGTGTCCTTGAAGGACATATTCAGTTTCATCATTCTGTAAATTACATCTGCTTTTACATTCATCATTAAGTCGCTGTCCTCATCATCTGAGGTTGCTTCGCAATAGTGATACATTGCAAGTGGATCTTTCCTGAGCAGTTCGATATAATCTAATGTCTGTTGTAATAATTCTGTGATTTTATTCTTTGTAATCTGTAAGGTGTTTAAAATCTGATAGTGTGTTCTTACTAACTTACCGCCAAAGTATTTGGTCGGCTTTTCATATTTTACTATTCCAAATGGGATATTTTTCTTAGAAATTTGTTTCAACCAATCATAGAACCAACTCTCGGTATCTCCGAATTTACAATATTTAATACTGCTTCGAGTAGTAATAAATTTGATGTCCTCGATTCTCTTTGCTGTTGTAATTCCGTTTAACTGGGAAACATCTGTGATGTGGTTATCTTTGAACCACTGCTGAATATTGCTGTTAAAGCAACAAGATTTGAAGAATTTGTGACGAAGAAGTAACATTCCTTTGTCTTGGTAGTCACCCATCAGAGATTTATCAATCAGTGATTGTCCATCCCATATTTTGTTTTCAATCGTCATTTCTTTTTCTTCTGTGAAGAGTTTCTTGTCTTTAAGTCCCACATACATTACCTTATCTTTGAATACTGATTTTACATCCTTGATAAGAAGTATGTTTTCCGGGCGAATATCTAAGTTTGCTGTTTTATGTGATAACAACAATGCTCTGTACGCTTCAAATGATGCAAGATTGATTCTTCTCTTCTTAGGATTGATACCGCAATCCGTAAACAGGTTCATTGTGTGAACCAGTTCCTTGTTGATGAAGAAACATTTACCTTGTCTTGAAGCATTTCCTGACCGACACCATCTTACATATTCAATATCGTCAATCTTGAAAGAGAAATCTTCCTTATCATATATCATATATCTGATGGTTTCTTTTGTCTTTCCGTCTACCCTGTATTTCTTGACCTTGCCCTTATCATCCTTATCATCTTCGAGAGTGCTTCTAAATGAAGAATATTTGAATGTTAAGTATACTACTTGGTCTGTTGCTAACTTTCTTCTGACATTGAAAAATGCTGTCTTTGTCATTCGTCTGTCTGCTATCACTCGACCTAATTCATCCAGTGCCATACTGCTATCTAATTTCATTTTGAATAACTGGGGATTTCTCAGATGAAGAATTTCATCTTTTGATTCATCATAGTAATCGTAATAGGAAGATAATCCAGAAGGTACGATTTCTTTTGCAACCTTAATCTCTTTGCCCTTTTTGTTCTTTGTTGATTCTACTTCTACTCTAAATAAGTCGGTAGCATCAATGCTCATAATCTTCAAGCCATTATCTAATATCATTTATTTCCTCGCTTTCTGTGTATTTGGCTATCAGATTTATCCCTTACATAATATATATCGACACAAGTTATAAAAAACTTAACCCTTTTTTGTAAACTTTTTACAAAACTTATGTTCTCTACATAGATATTATATCATATTCTATGAAAATATCAAGTAAGAGATAAATCTTTTTTCGCCAAGTTATAGGTTACTCTGTGATTTCAAAATCTTTACTTGCCGTCACACCATTGACTGTACACTTGATAGTGATTGTATGTGCAAGATAACTCGTTGCAGCAGAAGTCAACTTAATTCTCTTGCTATTGGTAGACGAATCCTTATACCAAACGACCATAGAATCATTTGTATATTCAGTTCCATCAATGAAACAAGTCCATGTAAAGTCAGCAGTTGTCATATCGGCAACGACTGTTTCTGTAATATCCTGTCCATTCTTATCAGCAAACAGACAAGTAAGTGTCTTATAAGAGCCACCAACCTTAATCGTATCTGTTGATGCTGATATGCTCGTTGTATAATTGACTTTCGGTGTTGTGTCTGAAATAGCCATAGTTGTTGTACAGGTAGCACCACCGCATGAAGCAACAATATCAACTGAACCTTCTTGAAGCATAGTCATAAGACCATTATCATCAACTGTAGCAATCTCAACATTAGAAGATTCATATGATATATGTGGATTCTCTACAACATCCCCATTGTTGGTCACGGAATAAGTCAACTGATATGTGTTGCTCTCCTTCAGATCAAATGAGGTTACACCAATATATTTCATCTTATAGTTGTCAATCGGTGCTTGCGTCTGCTCCAAATACAGATAGAACAGATTATTATTCTTAAAGGTATTCCCAACCTTATAATAGTTGCCAAATCCCTTAAAAGAATCATTCACCTTTATATTCTCCACTGCACTGTTATAACCTGTGTACAACGCAACTGCACCATTCAACTGTGTAATAGTTCCATGAGCAACAGTCCATTTATCAGATACAACAACAAATGGAATACTGGCAGTACCCTTATCTGTCTTAACCTTATAGGTCATATCACTTCTGACTGCAATAGATGTAAAATATATATCACTCTCAATTCCGTCCTGAGAAGTCACAATATAATTTTCTCCATTCAATACAAAGATAGTTCCAATATGAATAGGTGTACTCTGAGCATAGAAAAATCTAACCTTACCTTGCGGTGTGGTACTACGCTGATTTCTGCGGAAGAATACATCATATTTAATATCTGAATTGAAGAAATCTGTAACTGTAATCTTCTCTCTGTTCATGGTCATGTCAAACTGTTTCTGAGTACGACCAAATACATTCGCATAATTCATGTATCTCTCCTTTCCAAAACAAAACAATAATAAATCCAAAGAATAACATCTCGTTGAAAACGAGTGGTATCACTTGTCTATTATTAACTCTTATCTACTACTAATATGTGTCACAACTACCCCACTTTTATCCCTATCGTTGTCACGATATTTGGACAACAGTAGGGATTTATTGGGGGTTGTTGTCACCCTAGAAAATCACTTGGGTTTTTTCACAAATTTGCTGTCATCAAACCATTTCAAGTTACCATTGTTATCTAATGGCAGTTCCATCTTTGAGCCATCATCAAATTTAATCACCTGTGTTACTCTTCCGTTATCTACCTTAATCCATTTCTTCATAAACATTATTCTCCTTTACATTCTGATTTGTTCTCTGTTTCTGTTCTTCAAGTTATCTAATGGATTGAATTTTTCAAAGTCCATCTGTAAGTCCTGACCAAACATAGCAAGGTATTCATTCGTGACTGCAATATTACTGTGTCCCATGATGGTCTTTAATCTTACAATATCACCACCTGAGAGAATCCAGTTTTTTGCGAAAGTATGTCGGAATGAATGTATACTCGTGACATTGACACCATGCTTAATGTTATAGCGATACACTAATGTCTGCCATGTCCTGTTACTGGCTTGCTCACCATAGTTATTACAGAAGAGAAAATCATCAGGATTTCCACCACGAATATCAAGATACTCTCTCAATATCTCAGATAAAGACGCTGAGAGTGGGATTAACTGCTGTCTACGATTCTTTGTCTTACGCAACATAATCATTCCATTATCAAAGTCAATGTCCTTGATATGGACGTTTAGAGCCGTACTGAGACGATTTCCAGTAGCAAGCATATAGTTTTCAAACACCCATGTCTTAAACTCCGTAAAAGAGCAACTATTGAGGTCTGGCTTGGCTAATAATTTCTCCAACTGTTCATTCGAGTAAGTTTCCTTAATGTCCTTCTGTGCTTTTGGAAGATGAATTTTGAATGTGGTCATGTAGTTACATTCCATGCAATAATATAGGAACGCTCTCACAGACCGTAAATAAGATACGACAGATACATCATTCACATTATGTTCTGTTTTAAGATGATTGGTAAATCCATCCACTGTGTCGATTGTAACCGCACTGATAAGACCACCTTCACAGTAATCTACAAACGGATGAATTTTATTCTCGTATGACACAATAGATGCTTGGGATAAATTCTTGACACGACACTTTCTGATAAATAAATCATAAGCGTCCTCTACAGATAAATTTTTAGATTTGTTCATTTGGATTTGTTTCAT